ACTTAGAAGCTCAGTATGTCTTATGTTGATACCGTAGTACCAAAAGGAACGCCAAGTGTTCTATTAAATTTGTTTCGCCTTTTCAAGCTTGACAACCACCGTAGTGCATACATTCGTTAAAGCTGTATGATACTTATATGTTTAAATAACTGGCATATTGAAGTTGTATGTTTGATTTTTGAATAGTGAAGAATATACCCGCCAAGACAACTTCTTACACTATTCTCTTACAACCCCACTCTAAGAGTGAAGCCGATTAATCTGCTAAAAGCAAGAAGTCATCTGGCGGGATGTAAGAAAACATTAACAAAACTAAATTTAAGAACCATATCATAAAGATATAAAAGCATTATACCATAGAAAAATTAAAAAAGCAATATTAATTCTTTATTAAATTTATGGTATAATTATTGTTAATAAAGTCAAGTGAGACTTTAACTTTTTACCGAGCGAGGAAAAAATGGCAGATAGTGATAACCAAGAGCTTTTAGAACGTATCGAGAAGCTTGAGAAGATTAACAAAGAGTTGAAAGACGAAAAAACAGAACTTAAAGCTAAATACAAGGGTGTTGATGTTGAAGAGTTCATAAGTCTCAAAAATGAGTTTGACACTTTAGAGAATGAAAAAGCAAAGCTTGAAAAAGCTAATAAGACTTTAGCAAATGATTTAGAGAAGTCGAATAGTGTAATAGCGGAAAAAGATAGCAATATCAGCAAGCTATTAGTAGATGATGGTATAGTAAAAGCACTAAACACTTTACAAGACCATAAGTTAAACGATGGAGCTTTAGAGTTAGCAACTTTAGCTATAAAATCAAAAGGTGTTGAAATTGTAGACGGTGTGGCAATGGTTGGAGATAAGCCTATGAATGAGTTTATCAGTAACGATTGGTTGCAAGACCCAGCAAGTAGAAATTTAGTAACTGAACATCCGAGTTCGGGTGGTGGTGCTAATGGTGGAAATGGAAAAAGTGAGGTTAATAAGCCTCAAACAACAGAAGAAGCAATCACAGAGATGTTTCAAAACAACTAAAAAGGAAATTAAATGGCTGTAAATAATATTTATAGAGATATTGCGTTAGCTAATGCTACAACGCAAACGGAATTAGTGGATAATCTTTTAGAAGAAGCTCCGATATTAGCACAGATACCTATGCAACCTTCAACACATGGTTTTCAAAACGTATTTGAAGAAATAACAAATGTAGCAGGTGCAGGTCTGATTGACATTGATGGGGAACTACCATCAATCGGTTCAGATGGTAAACTAAATCAAACTGATTTATCAATCCTTGGTGGTACGATGTTCGTTGGTGAAGATAAAGCACAGAAAATGGGTGGTAAAGAGAGATACTTTGCTTCTAAATTACCTTCAATCTTATCTAAAACTGGTATGGACGTAGAACTTTCAATCTTATATAACAATATAAGAGCGTATGCACTAGAAAACGACAAAAAGATTAACGCTGGTGGTTCAAGTGATACTAACTACTCAATCTTAGCGGTTACATGGAAAACAGGCGAAATCACTGGTTTATATGACCCTACAGGTTACGGAAACGGTAAAGTATTTGACATGAAGCCCGTTAATGGAGGTACCTTATATGAAGCTACTATTGATGGTAAAAAAGTTCTTGGTTATGGAATGAGAATTAAATCAACTATTGGTATGCAACTTGCAAATCCTCGTTATGTTTCTTCTATTGTAAACGTTGATGTAGATAGTGCAACACAAAAAATACCTACTGAGGCTCAATTAGATGAGTTACTATTAGATTGTCGTGCAGGTGCTAACACAGTATTATATATGCACCCTAGAGTTTTAACAGCACTTTATACATATAAAGGTGACCAATTACAAATGATGGGTTCTGATACAGACTTAAATCGTGTTATCGCTTCTTGGAACGGTACTCCGATTGTAACTTCGTACAACTTCTTAGCTGGTACTGAAGCTGACGTGTCTTTTGCGTAAGACTAACTAAATAAAAATAAGGAAATAAAATGGCTTTAACAGGTACAATTTCAGAAGAGTTGAAATCAGCTCACGATTATATGTTTGAAGATGAGACGGCAGCAGCGAACACTACTACAACTGGTGAAGCTCAATTAGTGGGTGGTGCTCAAGGTGAGCTTGAACTCGTTGCAGTGGTAGGTGATACAGATATTGTTATCACAGATACAAAAGCTTTAACAGTTAAGCTAACTGGTGCTGAGACTGAGGGCGGTTCTTTTGTAGATGTAGCAACTCTTTACACAGTTACAGCAAGTGGAGCAACTACTTTAACAGCAGGAACAGAATTAGGTCGTTATATTGTAAAACCTAGTGACCCACTATGGGGTAAAGCTGTAGCAGTTAATGATGATACTGGAATCGTTGGTAATCTAACAGTTTACATTCGTAGAGTTGCGAGATAGGGCTTCGCCTTGTCTCATAAAGGGATAGTATGAGTAAATATTTATGTGTAACTTGTGGCAACTTTCATGAAACCTTGCAAGGGATGAAGAATTGTAGTCATGAGGGAAAACCAGTAGTTGCTAAAAAGCCTAAAAAAGGCAATATGGCTAAAAAAGAAACTATTGTCGAAACAAAAGAGAAAATTTCTCAAGAAGAAGCAAACAAACTGTTTAAAAATTTAAGTAGCCTTAAGGATGATAAGATTGAAGAGTTAGCTCACTATCTTGATATACCTTTTACTACTAAAACAAAAACAGTTAATGCTATAAAAGCAAAAGTAGGTAACTAAAATGATACCTACTATTGGAAGCTAATAAGACTTTAAAAAACTAAATGTTATAATGCCATATCCATTTAGTCGTGGAGTGACAACTTTTGCAAGGGTTGTCACACTTTAATAGCGACAAATCGGAAAAACGACTTAATAGGAAACCTCAATGAATAATCCCCAAACAAAAATATGCACTAAATGTAATATAGAAAAAGAATTATCAGAGTTTTATTATCGTAATGATACAAATAAATATAAAAACGCTTGTAAAGAATGTGTAAAAACCAAATCCTATAAAAATAAGAAAACAAAACAAGGCGTAATAACTGACATATATGGCAAACAAAAAGCGAACTCAAGAGAAAGAGGACACCCCCAACCGTCATATTCAAATAAACAATTATCCGAATGGCTGTTAAAAGATTGGCTGTTTAACTTACTATATAATAATTGGGCAAATTGTGGCTATAAAGAAAAACTAAAACCCAGCGTTGACAGGTTGGATGATAAAAAGCATTATACTCTAGATAACATTCAAATCATGACATGGGAAGAGAACAGGAAAAAAGCTTGCTTTCATAAAAGAATAGGATTATTAGGCACTAGCTCTAAGAGAAAGCCAGTAGCAATGTACACAAAAGAAAAAAAGTTTATAAAATCTTTCATGTCTACTATTGAAGCTTCAAGACAAACAGGAGTTCAAAGAAAAAGTATTTCTATGGTTTGTCGAGGAAAATTTAAATTTGCAGGCGGTTTCGTATGGAAATATATAGAATAGTAATTATGGTATAATATCGCAAGGATATGGCATTATCCAATTAGAAATGGAGGTTGTTTTGGCACTTATAGTAGAAGATGGAACAGGAATAGCAACAGCGAACTCTTATATAGATTCTAGTTATGCGGACGCTTATTTTCTCGATAGAGATATAGCAGAATGGGCTTCCCTCACAAATAAAGACGCACTACTCATCAAAGCAACAGACTATATAGAAACAGTGTATTACGGAAAGTGGCAAGGTGAGCGTTTGACAACAACCCAAGCTTTAGAATTTCCAAGAGTTATTGATTCAGTAGATGTTGGAGTTCCAGACCGTCTAAAAAAAGCGTGTTGCGAATTGGCTTTAAAAGCTAATAGCGGTGAACTTATTACAGACATAGAACAGCGTGTTATTAAGAAAAAAGTCGCAGTCATTGAGACAACATATGCAGAGTATAGCGACCAGACAACTCAATACACAAAAGTCTATGACTTACTAAGTGAATACCTACTAAACAGCAACTCAAATACTGTAAAAGTTACAAGGTCTTAATCATGCCAAATAGCGAAGACAAAAAAGCTTTAGAAGACGCTTATAAAGAGTTGAAAGAAGCTGGTGGTTTAGCAGTTTGGAATGATATAGTAACCCCTGCGGTAAAGGATGACTTTAATAATGTTATCACTCCTGCAGTTACTAAAGATTTTGATATTTTTATAATCCCTTTAAAAGTTAAAGAGGGTTGGGTAAGTTCTGGAATTGCAAATGCTAAACAAAGAGTGTTTTTAGTTGCAGGACAACAGTTGCTAGATTATGGTGTAAGTTTTGATGAACAAGGTGAAACTATTACTTACAATGGGACAACCTATATGGTAGATTTAGATATGGGTTATGAGACTGGAAATGTAATGTTTCTTCATCAATTTATTTGTAGTGTAACGAGTTAATATGGGAAGTTTTGCTTTAGACTTATCGAAGTTTGCAGATTTATCTGAAAGCAAGATGGTGTCAGTCACTAAAAAAGCTAGTATTGGTTTATTTACTGATATTATAAGAGACACTCCCGTTGCACAAGGTCGCTTAAAAGGCAACTGGCAACCAGCTGTTAATAAGTTTGCAGATACTTCCGTGTTAGATATAGATAAAACACGTAAAGGCTCACACTCAGCACAGAGTAAAGCCAAGATAACGCAAGAATTTAATACGGTTAGAGCGGGTGATACTCTTACTTTAACTAATAACTTACCTTATGCTGAAGCTATAGAGTTTGGGCGTTTAAAAACCGCTACAGGCTTTTCAGCTAAAGCACCTGCGGGTATGGTTAGAATAAATGTCATTCGTTGGCAAAAACATTTAGATGAACAAGCGAGGAAGTTATAATGCTAAACACTAGACTAGCTTTACAAACTAGACTCATAGGTGTAGTCTCGGCTACTAGCGTGGACTGGGAAAACGATACATTTACAGCACCAGCGTTAAGCGTACCATATTATAAAGCATATCTTTTAAGAGGTCGCAACGACAATATGGCACTAGACACAATGGACGCTGAAGGTGTAGGAATATTTCAAATCACATTATTGTTCCCATCTGAGCAGGGAACGATACAACTAGAAACAAAGGCTCAAGAAATTATAGACCACTTTGTAGGTCAAAAGTTGATACAGACTGATACTAAAGTTACTATTTTAAATCAGCCGTATTTTACAATGCTAGAACCTGCTAATGATAGATTTATTGGTGCGGTGTCTATACCATACAAAACAACTAAAATATAAAAGGAGCTTACAATGGCTTTAGATTATTCAGACGTACAACTCACGAAATTATACGTGTGTGCGGACGGGACTGCGGTTACTACACCAGCGGAAATTGCAACAGCAATAACAGGCGGTAAAGAACTTATCGGGATTAAAAACATGGGTAACTCATCTATGACTAAATCTACAACAGAACACACTGTAATAGATAAGAATGATGTTGCTTATTCAGCAGGTACGATTAGTGTTGCACCTATTGACTTTTCAGTGCTTTTTAATGCAAAAGATACAGCAGGTCAAGATGACTTAAAAACAATCTTCTTGAACAATGAAAAAAGAGTGTTTATCAGAAAACTTACAGACGATGGCGTAGTATCACCAACTTATGAAACTTGGACTGGTTTTGTTACTAAAAATGACAAAATGTATGAACAAGGTTCAGCAGTTATGTATGAAACTACTATTCAACCTACCACGCTAATTGCGGAAATTGCAGCAACAGACGTGTAAAATATAGCCCTCTTTTGGGCTATACCCTCTCAATAAAATAATCAAAATAGTTAAACTTATGTTATAATTACACATCTTAAATTTAAAAAAAGGATTGTAATTGAATTTACTAAGCAAAATTGACATAACGACAGAAGCGGTGGAAATGGAAGTCCTAGACTTACACGGGAAACCATTAACAGATGAAGAGGCTCAAAAACCAAAGCTATATATATACGGTGCGGACAGCGATGTTTTTAGTAAGGCTCGCGATAAATGGGTTGAGGATGGGATGACAGAAGATTTGACACTTTTAGTTCCATGTGTTGAAAAATGGGTAAATATTAAAGACGATAACGGTATAGATATGCCTTTTACTAAAGAGAACACACACAAGCTACTGAAGCGTTACCCAGTTATCAAAACTCAGATTAATATCTTTATTAAAGACAGAGAGAATTATCTAAAAAAGTCTTAGACAGCTTATGCTTACACGCTAAACAAATAGCTTTTTATTCTGTAGTACCTAAAGATAGTGAAAAATCTAGGCACAATGCAGTTAAAAATAAAAAAGCTATTAAGTACCCTAAAATCTTAGATAAAGAATATCTCTTAAATCATATAGATAAGTTAGGGTATGGCGGATATAGTTCAATGGGCGATAAGCTCCCTATAACATTCTTAGAGATAGACGCTTACTGTAGATTGTATAAGCTGAACTTTACAACATGGGAGCTAGACGCTCTAAGACAAATAAGTATAAGCTATATATCAGAGCTTCAAAAAAAAGACAAACAAGCTACACCACCTTACTTGGAAACTGATGAGTTTACATACTTCATGGAAATTAACTCATAAAGTAAATAGGTATTTTTAAATAAGTAACTTTATGTTATAATGCTACAACAAAATAAAAGGTCGTAGCATGGCAACTAATGTAGCACAACTCGCAATAAGTGTTAAAACTGGGGATGTAAAACGTGCGACTGACTCTTTAAATAAGATGGAAAAGCAAGGTGCTAAGACTGAGCGTGCTACTGATAGATTAACTAAATCTAGCAAAAACCTTGCAACTAGCTTAACTTCACTCCCTACTATAATGTCAGCAGTTGCAGGTAGTCTCTTAGTAAGAGAATACATAAAATATGCAGACGCTATGACTTTAGTTAATAGTAAGCTTCAACTAGCTACAGATTCAACAAAAGAATTGACTATCGCTCAAAATGAACTGTTTTCAATATCTCAAAAAACAAGAACACAATTCACAAGCACAGTAGATTTATATGAACGCGTAACTAGAAGTGTAAGAGATTATGAAGTTTCACAAAAAGAAGTATTGTCGCTAACTGAAACTATTAACAAATCAATGATTATTAGTGGTGGTACAGCTGAGAGTATGAACGCTTCAATAATCCAACTTGGACAAGCTTTTAGTGCAGATTTTCAAGCCGTAGGGCAAGAACTTGCTTCAATTCGTGAACAAACACCAAGACTTTATCAAGCACTTTTAGAGGGTACAGGGAAAAGCTCAAAAGAGTTTAAAAAACTAGCAGAAGAAGGAGAGTTGTCTACTAAGATAATAATAGACGCTCTAAAGTCACAAGCTGGCGCAGTTAATGAAGAATTTGGAAAGATTAACAAAACTGTAGACCAAAGTTTAACGCAAGTCGATAACTCTATGTTATTATTGATAGGGAACGTAGATGAACTAATAGGAGCTTCAGAGGGCTTGTCGGATATGTTTACTGGCTTTAGCGGAGTACTTGACAATCTTAATATAAAACTCAAAGACTATTCCTACAATATAGAAAACGTACACGACATACATAGACTTAATACTATAGAAGACGCAACTAGAGAATTAAATCAATTAAAAGACGCTTATAGAGACAATATAAATGAAGGTGTAGGACTATTTGAAAGCACCACCAATTATAATGCTAAGATAAAAGAACAAGAATTTCAAATAACTTCTTTAATTAGAAAGCTAGAAAGGCTAAAAGAAGAGACGGTAGACCTAAGCAAAATTCAAACTGAGGCAGGTGGTGACACATCCTTTGATATAGACTTACAAGGCTTCAGTGAAGATATAGACTTTGTAATGGCACAAGAACAAGCCTTACTAGAGGAAAGAAAGAAAGTAGCGGAAGAAACAGCAAGTATCACAAGCCAAGCACTAGCAACAATAGAGTCACCTTTAGACTCAATTAATAATAAATTCTTAGAAATGTATGAGACTATAAAAGATACATTCGATGAAAAACAATTAACTAAATTCTATAAAGTATGGCAAAAAGAAGTAGATAAAACAAACAAAAAGCAAGGTGGCTTATCCAAAGAACAAAAACAAAATTACCTACAAGTCCAAAACACAGCCGAAGCTTTCTCGGACTTAGCAGGCACTATGTCAAGAATGTATGCAGATGGAAGCACGCAAGCTAAAAGAGCCGAGCAAGCACAAACAGCTTTATCTATAGTAGCAGGTATCACAGCAATAGCAAACGCTATGGCAAGTGGTGATGGATATACAGCAGTAGCTAGAGGTGCAGCAGTAGCAGCTTCTTTAGTAAGCTATGGATGGAAAGGTAGTGGCGGTGGTGGTACTTCATCAGTTGCTAGTTATGAAAGCACTATCCAATCAGCACAATTCGGAACTGGTCAAAATGTAGCACAAGGTGTAACCCTAGCTGATTACAGTGGCAACTTTGATAAGTTTATAGAGGGTTTAGACTCAGCCACTGAAAAACTAGAAGCTTTTGAAAATATTGGTAGTGCTACAAGCTCAACATTAGAAGCGTTGGAACAAGAATTACAAAATCAACAGGAAGCATTTAATAAGATAGTTGAGGAATATGGGTATGATTTTAAAAAATTACTACCTTCTGGGCAAGCAATAGGCGATACACAAAGACAAATATCTGAAATATTATTTGAAGAATTGTCACAAAACCTAGACTATGCAGCATACAACACGGAACAATTAACATCACTTACTGAAAGCTTTAATATAGCGCAAGGTGAAGCAGTTGAGCAAAGACTAGCCGATATTGCACTTCTTGTTAAGCAAGGTCAAGACATAACTAAATTTGAAGATGAATTATCAGAATTGTTCCAAGACGAAGACTATAAAATGCTTCAAGACTTTGGCGGTGCTATAGACGAGTTAACCAAAAGAACGCAAGAAAATGCAACCGATATTATAGACTTTACAAAAGGAATCACAGATACAATAAACCGTGAAATGCTCGGCTCACTTTCATACCTTAGTGAAGCAGGAAAAATTGAATACGCTAACAACTTATATCAAGGTGCAATTAGTCAAGATGATAGAATATCAAGTGCTAGAAGTATCGCTGAGTTAAGCAAATCGACTTCAAGAACTAGAGAGGATTATGTTCCGATTTTTAGCCAATACATAAACGAATTACAAAAACAAAAAGAGGAAAAAACTACAGACGATTTATATAATAAACTAGAAGAAATTAGAGTGGAAGTTGAAACTCAAACAGATACACAAGTGGAGACTGCAATAAATGCTTAAAATTTGCTATAATATCATTAAAGGATTGAAAGATGAAAACAATACTAATGATAATAACGCTGATATTATTTACAGCGTGTGGAGAGGATAATATGGCGACCATAGCAGAAGAGACAACTAGAAGCTTAGTTAGTACAAATGTTACAGATAGTACGCCTTATTATGAAGAGCAGTCAATAACAATAGATACTCACTTATCTGATACTTCTTTTATTGTTCAAGACGGCGAACTTTTAGCAGCTGGGAGTAATGGAAACGGGCAACTTGGCTTGGGTTCGACAACTACGCCACAACTTGACTATGTAGCTACTGGTGTAACAGATGTTAAAAGCGTTTATGCTGGTGTCTACTACACATTCATAATAAAAACTGACAATACTCTTTGGGCTTGTGGTGGCGTAGGAGCTTCTTATAAGCTTTTAAACATAGAATCATCAACTTTTGAAAGAATACATATAGACAATGTAAAGATGGTTACTATAAATGACAATAGCGTAATGATAGTAAAAAGAGACGGCTCTTTGCACGTTGCAGGTCAAAACATAAATGGAGAGCTTGGCGTCGGGGATAAAGATTTAAGAGAATATTTCACAGACACAAACTTAACAGGTGTAAGTTATGCTTCTTTGGGGTTTTTCCACTCAGCAATAATAAAAGACGGCTATGTATACACATCAGGTTCTAACACTAAGGGGCAGCTCGGCTTAAATGATAATACCGAAAGAACAACATTTACTAAAACTACAAGAACAGCAGATATTGTATCTTCAGGCTATAGGCATACTTTAGCAGTTTCAAGTGGAAACTTATATAGTGTTGGTGAAAACATAGCGGGTCAGCTTGGAATCGGAAGCAAAGTAGACCAAAATTCATGGCAAAATACAAGCCAAACAGATGTGGTTCAGGTTAGTGGCGGATGGGTTCATTCAATATATAGAAAATCAAACAATGCTATATATGGTGCAGGTGCTAATAATGTAGGTCAAATAGGTCTAGGTGGTACAGCTGAAAGCACATCTTTTGCTTCGATAGGGATAACCGCAACTTCAGCAGTAGCAGGGTATAATCACACAATAGCAATAGTTAGTAACACCGCCTATTCAACGGGGTATAACGCAAATGGTCAGCTTGGATTAAATGATACTACAACTAGAACAACTTTCACAAGTGCTACTGAGAGTGTAGATACTTTTAATAATACATATTGGAAACCTTTTTATACGGGGGATTTTGCTAGAATAGATAATGATAGATATTATATATCTCTACTTGGAAGCAGTGAGCCGAGTATATTTACAAGTCTTGCATTGGTGGGCAAAGCTAATCCATATAAACCATTCGATAATCAAAACATAACCCCTGCAATATTCACAAGTCCTATGACTTACACAGTTAAAGGCACTGAGCCTTTCAACTCATTCACACTAGCAAAAGTATTAGCTACAAGCATAACATACACATTTAAAAACTCAGTCGGTGCTACAATCAAAACGGACACAGCGTTTATTGACTGTAAACGTGACGAAAACGGCACACTTTCACTTTACCCAACAACTGTAACGTATTATGCTGATACGCAAATGGAAGCTAACAGCACAGTTGAGATATCACTTACTCACTCAGACGATATAGAGCTTGGAGATTTCACACTTAATAATGCAATAGACGCAGGGTTTACAAACTTGGCTTTTAGTTTAGGAATAGTAGATTATAATAGCAACGCTCCTGATGAGTGGGGTCAAATACCAGAGGGAGACAAAGCAGTTATCTCAACTTTTGATGTATCAATGAATTTTAGACTTACTAATTTAGATTATATGTCAAGTTTTGTTCAGTCAATTAGTAGCAAATATGTAACGATAGACGCTACAGATTCAAAAGGTTTAGCACCGAATGGTAGTACGATTTTCGGCTCACTTATAAGACGTGTAAAAGTGTTTAACCCTAAAATTGTAACTAAAGTAAAAGATGGCTCACTTGCTCCTTTTGCAACTCTTACAATGAAAGCACAGGAGATTGTATAATGGCTTATCCAGAATATAGCTTTAGCACTTTACCAGCTATTCAGACACCTTTACAAGTAGAGAAAGAACAAACTACTCAATATCTAGGCGGTAGAGCCGTAACGGGCGAAGAATACGCAACGCTTAATTTCTTCATAGATGATAACACACAAGCCAAAGCATTATATGACTTTTGGAAAGACGATTGTAACTATGGCACAAAGCCTTTTTTAATGCCTTTGCCTGTCTTTGGCGTAAGCTATTCCAGAGACAGCGGAAATGCTTTATGTAAGTTTATAGATAAGCCAGTTCAGCAAAAAGAAGAGATTTATTCGACTCAATCCACAAAAGTAAAAATCTTAGAGTATTCAGAGCTATTAGGCTATGTTGTGGATGACATAGGAAACAATGTAGTAGACGATAGCGGGAATAGAGTTATTGCTTATTCTAAGCCTATTTCAAATTCAAATAAGGAAATAACATATGGCTGATGTAAATTTTACAAATGTTTTAAAAACAGAAGATAGAAAGACGTCACTAGACATAAATAACGGCTTTGTTGATTTGCTACCAATTACAAGTTGGAGCTTTTCAGCAACTACCATAACATTGACAGTTGATACAGGTCACGGAATAGTAGCAACAGACCACATATGGGTGCAAGGCTTACTGTCTACTACAAATGCACCAAACGGAGATTGGTTGGTTAGTAGTGTTACTACAACAACGATAGTTTTTACTGCAAACAGCACACCTACGGGAACACCAACGATAGACTATGCGATAGTTTATAAAACAACTTATGCAGACGCTGGACTTTTAGGAACGCCAGACACGGGGTTTAGCTCAACGGGGGCGAGGAAATATAGTGATGGAACGATTAGAGGCAAGAGTAGCTATGGTGAGTATGTTAAGTACCCAGACGGGATATTAGAATGCACTATTGTTACTGATGAACTTACTTGCGAAGTATTAATCGGAAGTCTTTACACAACAGATAACACAACCACTGGGGAGACATATAACTATCCTCACCTATTCATAGAAGACCCTTTTGTTGTTGGGAATGCTTTTAGAGACGCTGGTGCAACAAGGCTAAGAGGCTTAAATATTGGCGTTAGGAGTGTAACAAGTGTAACTGTGAAACCTTGGAGTGCTACGTCAGACATTTTTGAACACGTGAGTGAAATTAAAGCTATAGGAGAATGGAAATAATGAATAAATACTACTGCACAAAAAAACCAGGTCAAGTTTTTGAGCCAAGCCCAACAACAATACTAAGCACAGACCCTAGAGTCAAATGCTATTGGGAAACACACCTACTAACCGAACATCAAGAAATCAGAATAGGTGAAGATAATCTTCCATATATATATGACATACCACAGCCAACGCAAGCTGAACTAGACGCTAAAGCCTTAGAGCAAGCCAAAGCTGAAAAAATCAAAGCTATTGACACTCAAACGGCTTCAAAGATAGTAGCACTCGCTGGTGATGTATATAAACAGCTTGAAAAATCAGCCGAACACTCTATTCTATTAAGAAGTAAAATTGATGGTACGGCTACACAAGAAGATTTAGATAGAATTGTAGAGCTTGAAACGATAGCGGGTCAAGTTATGGACTTTAAATACGAGGGCAACAACAAAGAAAAAATGGTCGCTTTAGTAGAGATTGAAACTACTTTAGAAGACGCTCTTGCACAAGTGGAAGCAATATGAAACTAAGTCATAGAGAAGGGTATATTCCTAAAAAATCATGTAATGGGTGTGGAAGTGGATGGAACGCTAAATTAGTTCCAGATACGATATATGGCATGAGCATAAAGGACGTTTGTTGTATTCACGATGACCGTTTTGAGTGCTTAGAAAAATCAATAGAACATTTAAAAATGAGTAATAGAGAATTTCTTAATAATCTAGTAAGAAAAATTGATAATGATACTAAGTGGTGGAGAAATAACAGTTTTGTAAAATCACTTATGAAAAGACGTGCTAAAACATATCATGATTCAGTAGTTACTTTTGGGTCAAGTGCATATTGGGATGGTAAGCCAAATGATTAAAAAAAGCGGAATAGTAGTAACTGAAACGATATTAGTCGCACTATTAACACTCATTACAACTGTGATAGCAAACAAAGAAACAGACGGTGCTATAACTAAAATAGTTTATTTTGATGAAAATGCTACAGATGGGTGCATTAAATCAAGCGAAATTATGTTAAAATAAAGAAAAAAAGGTAAACAACATGAGTTCACCAGCAGAAAAGCAATTTAATGAGCAGGTAGCAAATGCTCCAATCGTAAAAGAAATTATAAAAGACTTGGACGGCTTAAAAGCTGGTCAGGGTAAATTGGAGGACAGAATGCAGTCTTTAGAAAAAAAAGTAGATGATGGCTTTAATAAAATGTCTGGGGCTTTAGAAGCTTTAACAAATGAGATTAAATCTGATAAGGAGAAAGCCCTCCTAGAATCAAACAAAGAACTAAAAGACGCTTTAGCAGAAATAGAGCGAAAAAAAGAGGAAAAAGAAAATAGAGAAATATCCAATACCGATAAGCTTAAAAACGGTTCAATTATAGCACTTGTTCCTACTGCTACTTATTTTATTGCAGAAAAGTTAATAGCTTTCTTCGGGTAGTAACTTGAACGAATATAAAGGTATTAAAAGAGGGTCAAGAGGCTCTCTTGATATTTTCAGTCATATAGATACATACTGCACACGACAAGACAAAGCTACATTAAACAATGATATACTACTACAAGATAAAGTCAAAGCCTTTTACAAAAAAAGAAATAGAGAAATACTACTTTTAAATGTTTTCGCTTGGGGGTTTGCAATCTTAGTAGTATATATAAGCACAAAAGGATAAAAATGTTATGGTTTAAAAATGAGTTATTAGAAAGCACCCTAGACAATGAAGGATTTGAATCAACGCCATATATCGACACTTTGGTAAATCAAGCACCCGAACAGCATGGAATACCCCCAGATGAATTAAAAATCATTAAGAAGCACCTTGACAAGCTAAAGCTTACTTTTGGCTATGGACTTACTTACATTAATAAAGATGAAGCTAAAGCGGTTACAGATATGCGACTTAAAGAGCTTAAAAAGCAAATCAAAAAAGAATACCCTCACGTTAAAAAGTGTCAAGTGTTAAACATACTTACAGAAATGTCATTCCAGCTTGGGTTACGTGGCTTAAAAGGCTTCAAAAATATGCACAAAGCAATAGAAGCTAAAGACTACAAAGAAGCTTCTAAACATGGCTTAGACAGCCTTTGGGCGAAAATACAAACCCCTAATAGAGCAAAACGCCTCATGGATAAACTAGCACAAGTCTAGTTATCCACTCCAACTAATATAAATCACTAAGCAACATTTTATTTAATACAAGTTATACTTATGTTAATTTTTAATATAAGGATAAGAAGATGAATAGAGAGATTAAATTTAGAGCGTGGAATAATATTGATGAAAAAATGTATCATCTACCCTTTTTCAGATTTGATGGTGGTGTGTGGTCGATGTGGAGTAATACAGACAATGCCAATTCCGAATGTAACTATGAAAATGCGGAGCTTATGCAATATACTGGACTTAAAGACAAAAACGGTGTTGAAATTTATGAGGGGGATATAGTTAAGTCTCCAACAATGTACGGACGCCCATCTCAAATACAATTTTATGCTAATAGTTGGTGTTTTGATGTTCCAAATAGCGGGAGAGAGGGTTGGTGTGTTAATATCAGAAATACTAATGATTGTGAAGTAATCGGCAACATATACGAAAACCCTGAACTTTTGGAGAATAACTAAATGAAACCAATATTCTCAATAAAAGACAACCAACTAGCTATGAAATTAAAGTGTGATGATTTACCAAAATATTTCACACTCCCAAGAAGTGCTGATGATATGTTCCACTTAAAGAAGTGGTTAGACGATTTAAACCTCAGAGCCTCTAAGATTAAAAACATAAGTTATGATACTGTAACAATGAACAGTCATTATTTATTTTTCTTAACAGCTAAAAAAGAGATAAGAGTTAAGTTACCTATTGAAAAGCAAGTGGCTATCATGGTGGATAAAGACACTCATACGATGGTAAAAGAGTTGGCAATTAAAGCTAAAATACCGATGAAAGACTATGTAAAGTTATGTGTGGTTCAATGTAAGGGAGATACAAAATGAATGAGTTTATAGTTTGGGATAGTAAGTTTAAAAAGTTTATAGAGCCTAGTCGTGAAATAGTAATGACTACTAAAGATGAGATGATAAAAGGTATAAATGGAGGACATGGTTTTGTAGAAGAGTGGAGCATTTTCCCATACATAGGTAAAACAGACGACACACCAGAGCAAAACAAGATTTACGCTGATTGTAGTGTTTTTGAGTTTGAGTATCTAACAGATGATGGATGGGTTAAATTGAGTGGGTATTTTTCTTTTGATGATATAGATTTAAGATACGAGGTAAATGTATTAAAAGATATTACTTTTGTGTCATTGAGTTTTTATGAAGATAGATTTAGAAACCTAAAAGTCATCGGAACACTACAAGAAGATAAACATTTAATGGGAGATAAGTAATGGAAATGTTAAATTATAGCTTATGGCTTACTTTTTTTATTTGGATTATAAACATAGTCGGTATATATAAAGAGTCATCAAAATATATAAATTTAAACAAAGACAAAGAAGTATGGGAATACAAACCTTATCCAATAGACTTTATGAATGAGCTTTTTGTTATGGTTGTGACTCCTGCGCCTTTTATTCTACTAGAATACTTAATAATGAGGTAACAAAATGACAGCTTTTATTTTTGCAACAATAGCAACACTAACACTTTATAGCTACTACAAAAAGAAAACACGCAGATGGGGGTGCAATTATGAATGAACCAACAGCCGAACAACTACAAGAGCTTTACAAAGTAGCTGATATAAACCCGAAGTTCATAGACAACAGCTTCTTATGTGATGATACATACTTTCACTTCTTAGACATGAAGGAAATTCTACCAAGTGCTGAACTTGTTGAGTGGTCAATCCTTTTAATTAAAGAAGCTAAATTTGGGATATTTCCATTCTAATATGAATAACTAAGCTATAATTTATTTAATAATGGTTATACTACGATATAACAAACAAAGGATTGAAGATGAGTGAATATATACAGATAGCTGCAGAAAGCGTAGATAATATCAAGGTGGAGTATGCGAAAAAGATAGAAGTTAGCTTAGAAAACCCAGACTATAGGTTTATTCAGCAAATTTCAGATGATGACATTGTATCAAACTGTGAAAGTGATGTAAGTCTTTTTAGAAGACTACTAGAAAACGATGATGTTCAGCATGATTTACACGAATATCTTAGAGAAAATGGTTACGTTTACAACAAAGGATGAAAGATGATTGATTCAAAAGCTAAAGAGTTTTTTGAAGCTTGGTGGGGTGTTCATGGTACTGATGTTATGAACAAAGAGTTGGCATATAAAGCTTATATGTACGGATTAAAAGTTAATGATATATACAAAGGATAAAAGATGAAAGAATTATTAAAAGCAAAAAGTGAATTTAGAAAAAAAGGTGTGGCGTTAAGAGCTGATAAAAGAAAAAGTGGCGGTGGTGGAAGTTGGAGTTTTGCAGGCGAAGACAACCTGATTAAAACAATACAAGCACCATTGACAGAATGTGGGCTTGAATTAATGACCACAATGGAATATCTAAAAGATTTAAGCGTCAATACAGTTAAGGTAACTTTGTTTCATGTAGGGAGTGGGGAAAATATATCCACTCAACTTTCACTTCCTGATGTTAAGCCTAGAAGTGATAAAAATGGAAACCCTATGCATTTAGACGCTGAGATTGAACGTGGTAAGCAGTTTGGGTATTGGAGCAGAATTTTATCAATTAGAATTTTAGGACTAAGTGACATAGACCCAGAAGATACAATGAATGTGCCACAAGATATTTCAGACGAGGCACTAGATGAAGCATTTACAAGACTTGATAAATTACTAGAAACTTCAAAAAACAAAGATGAAACAATTAAGTGGTTAAATAATAGATATAGTGTGGAAGACTATAAAAATCTTAAAATTAATCAAGTAAATGAAGCGCATAATCTTTTAGTGAGTAAATCAAATGCAAATAATTAATATAGAGCAAGGCACACAAGAGTGGCACGACACAAGAAAGGGCGTAATAACAGGGTCAAGATTTAAAGACGTTGTTACCCCTGCAAAAGGGGACTTCTCAAAGTCAAGTAAAAAGTATATGCACGAATTAGTAGCTGAAAGAATGGGAGCAACTGTAGAATTTTTCACAAACGAGCATATGCAACGTGGCAATGAACTAGAAGATAGTGCTAGAACAGCATATGAGTTCATTAAAGACACGAAAGTAGATGAGGTAGGGTTTTGCTTAGACGATAGCAAAGTAATCGGTGTAAGCCCTGATGGACTAATTGGAGAGGATGGAGGGCTAGAGATTAAATGCCCTAAAGAAACTACACACATTTCTTACTTAGAGGATGGCGGATTGCCTTTAATATATAAACCACAAGTGCAAGGTTCAATGTGGATAACTGGTCGCAAATGGTGGGATTTTATGAGTTACCATCCAGACTTACCACCTCTTATAATCAAAGTTGAAAGGGATGAGGCTTACATTAAAAAGATGGAAAGTGGAATAACTGAATTTTCTAAGCAGATGTTAGAGTTAGAGAAAAAGCTTAGAGATAAATACATAGGAGGACAAAATTAATATTTCATCGAGCTTTATTTTAATATATTTTATGGTATAATATAAAAATCATTAAAAAAGGACATAGATGATATGTAGAGTTTGCAATAAAGATAAAAACGACTTTTACAAAAATCATAAAACTTGCAAAAGTTGCTTAAGAGTTAAGTTTCTTGAAAAAGAGAAAAAAAAACGTGAAGATAGCTTTAGCGCTATTTTAAATCAACTTCCAAAAGATGTTGAAGTAAAAGAAATACCTAATACTAAAGGGCTGTACTTTGCAACAAGCAATGGTAGGATAATAAGAAAAAAGAAAAACTCTATAGTGCTAGAGTTTGCAAAAGATAATGGAGGGTATTATTATGTATGTTTATCTATAGATGGAAAAGCAAAAAAAGAAAAAGTACACAGGCTGATAGGAAAAACATTTTTAAAACATGAAGATGGTAAAAATATAATAAATCATAAAAACTTTAATAAAGAAGACAATAGAGTTGAAAATCTTGAGTGGTGTACAATTAGCGAGAATACATCACATTACTATAGAGAGCATAAAAATCCAATAGTTAGGTGTTCTCAATTTTCTTTATCTGATAAAGAAAATATGATTAAATTATCAAAAAGTGGCGCTACAACAAAAAGTATAGGAGATAAATACAATATAAGTCATGCAACTGTAAGCATGATTATAAACGGGAGGATTAAAAATTTTAATAAGTAATGGATTTAATAGGTTCTACCACAAATGCGTACTCACTGAGCTATTTAGAAAGTGTGGTACTCTTAGATTTTCTCTTTGGGTAGACGAAGAAACAGGCGGTGTTTTTGAGTTTGTAAAAGGTGAACACTTCAATGATATGGACGACTTGAAGCAGCTACTTAAAAACATGAACTTAGACTATGCAGTGGATGAGGATAAGAAAATCTCAACCGCTGATATAGACTCAAAGGCATTAATGGAGCATATAGAATGGACGATACAGTTAGCAAACGACAACGGTATCACTTTTGGCTTCATTGAAGAACAATGGGAACGCTTGTTAAGTCAAGCTGGAATATATAAATAAAGGAATAGAATGAAAGAAAAATTAACCGCAAGCGAAGCATTGTTTGGCTTTGCTGGATGGATTACAAGCAGAGAGAAAGAAGTGGTAGCAAGTGCTAAACATGACGCTGGTATTTGGGCTAAGTTAATAGCGACTTTTTGTGAAGAGAATAATTTAGAAATGCCTCGTGATGGATGGAAAAATAATCTTATTCATCCCAGTGGTGAATGCAGTGGAGGAACAAAGTAATGTTTAATACAGTAATTCAAGCAGGAAATTTAACAAGAGATATTGAACTTAGATACTCTCAAAGTGGTATGGCTATAGCAAATACAGCTATTGCAACATCAAGAAAATTCACTTCAAACGGTGAAAAAAAAGAAGAGGTATGTTTTGTAGATATTACGTTTTTTGGTAAAAGTGCAGAGGTAGCTAACCAGTATTTACGTAAAGGCTCTAAAATATTAGTAGAAGGTAGACTTAACTTTGACCAATGGGTAGACCAGAACGGACAAAAACGCTCAAAGCATAGCGTAGTAGTTGAAACAATGCAAATGCTAGATAGTAAAGGAAGCACAGAATCTACAAATGCACAAGGAAATCAACAACCTAGCCAAAACTATCAGCAAACACAAGCTCAACAGCACACAGCTTATCAGCCTCAAAATATGCAACAGCAGCAGTATCAAGCACCAGAACAACCTGCACAGTTAGATATTACGGATGAAATTATTCCGTTCTAAAATGAAAATAAGAAGAGTTTGCAAAGACTGTAAAATGACATTCTATCCCACACAAGTGCTATGTTCAATGTGTGGGAAGCGTACATCTAAAGTGTACCTTATGACATTTATTAAGCCCGTAGAGGCTAAAAAAGGATTGAACCAATGCAAAACAAAGGAACACGACATTATATCATAAAAGGTGGCTATAATGTCTTATGATAAAACAACACGAAGAATGATGAAAAAATTGCTTAAAAAGAAGCCCACTTTAACAATAGCAGAGTTTGCTAGAATAATAAATAACTTGTAAGGATATATTATGGAATTAGAAAAACTAATAGAAGACAAGAAGAATCTCGAACGTATAATTGAAGAACGTATAAATGAGTTTCAAGAAAAATACGGCATAGATGTAAATATCGCTGTGTATGAAAATGGTAGACTTATGGGAAATAACTATGATATTAAAAAAGTAGCTGTTAAGGTTCAGTTATGAACGAATACAAAGAATACCTAAAGCTAGACAACTGCATAGTAGTCGGAATAGTAGATGAACACGAAAATCTTTTAGGCTTCACAGTAGCCGATAACCATATGCAACGTGCTTGTGAACAAAAGTTCAACACGCCTTATGGTGCTATGACTTGGGCGAATGATAACTTTAAGGGACTGATATGAAAAAAGAACACACTTGCGAAAACTGTAATGCAGTTGGAACTATAAAGTTGTATGGGAAGTGGTGGTGCAAAGATTGTACTGAGGGAATACTTTAATTTAAGCTATCTTTTATTTATAGTTAGTTATACTGTCATATATCAATAAAAGGATTGAATATGAAAAGAGGTTTCACGGTTATTGAATTAATATTTGTGATAGTGATATTAGGAATTATAGTTGCAACAGCTATACCAAAACTTTCAGCAGTTAATGCAGAAAAAAAATCAAATGGAGAGATTTATGAAAAAAGTAATTATTAATAGTGTATTTGCGGTATTTATGGCATTTACTATGCAAGGATGTTTAAGCCCATCAAGTGTAGACGCTGGTGAAGAGGGTGTTTTAATTTACAAGCCTTGGATATTCGGTCATGGTGGAGTAGACCAAACACCTGTTAAGACTGGTTTAGTGTGGACTGTTTGGAGTACATCAGTAGAGAGAGTTTATGTTAAGCCTTTTAATAAAGATGAAGTATTTGATGATTTAGTAACATCTGATAATAACCCAGTAGACTTCAAGATACATTTAACTTTTAAGCACATAGAGGGTAAAACTCCAATTCTAGTTGAGAAGTTTGGGCTAGAGGGGCTATGGTATAAAAATAAAGTTAGAGAACCATTAAGAAACTCAGTACGTAACTTTACGAAAAATCATAAGATGTTTGAAATGACAACAAATGGTGCGATAACAGATAAGCTTGAAAAACAAGTAACTGAAGAGGTACGTACTTTTCTTATTAAAGAGGGAATACCTACAGAATTAGTCAAAGCAACAGTAGGTAAAGTTATGCCTCCACAGGCAGTAATTGATTCTACTATTCAAACAGCGGTACAAAAACAGAATGTTAAAACTCAGCAAGAGAGAGTAAAGGCAGAAGAGTCGAGAGAAAAAGCAGAAAAAGCAAGTGCAAACGCCGATAAAGCATACATGAAAGCTATTGGAATGAACCCTAACCAATATTTAGAAATGAAAAAACTAGATATTCAAAAGTTAGCAATAGAAGGTTCAAAGGAAGGCAAGATAAATCTAAGCATTATAATGGGAGGAAACCCTCAGCCAATATATAACGTATCAAAATAGCTAAAATTATGCTATAATACTACAACCCATCCCCCTATGGGTATCCTTTACGTGACTGATTTTCATCTTTCAGTCACACTTTATATTCGTTTTATCTTAGTTTAGTTATACTATTATTGTTATAACAGTTGAGTTGCGTGCAGTGAGACTCAAATTACAAAAATAAGTCACAGCGATTAAAGCGTTTCAATAAGGGCTATAACAAGGTATTCCTAAGCACCTGCTAGAATAGCCCTGATTGAAGTGTTTTAGACTAGCAAAGCTTAGGAACTCTGCAAAGTCACTCACACTATAAAGACAACAAATTACAAGCTCCTGAAAGCAAACATGAACAACCTTGAAGCACTAAATAGATTCAGAGGACAAAAAGGTATTTATTTTCTTATTGATGAAAATAAAGAGCCTGCATATATAGGATATTCATCTAATATATATATTAGACTTTTGGAACACGCTGTTGAAAACAAGAAGAAATTTAAAACCATAAAATCTTATGATTTTACAGGCGTCAGTGATAAAGAGATTCTAATAATAGAAATGTATTTAATATGTCATTTCAAACCAAAATATAATAAAGTGGTATTTGACAATTTTAATTATTGGTTTTGGTCTCTTCCGGATAAATATACAATGACAATAGAAGAAATAGAAGACTTAATCTCAGATATCATAAATAAAAATGAGTAGTTATGTCTAAGCAAAAAAATATAAAACATAGGGATGGGTTTACATTCTTTAAGTCTTATGATGATGTCATGCAAAACTTAAACGATAAGCAATTTACAAGACTAATGAGGACTTTATTAGATGTTCAGTTTTTAAGAATTAAGTACGAAGAAGTTATCTTTAATGACCAAATACTAGACCTAGTCTGGAGTTCTCTAAAATATAATATATCTTCTCAAATAGAAGGATATCTTATCAATAGAAATAAAAATGAGTCCCTATTTTTGGGGGTTTACGATGATAAAAACGGGGGGTCTAACGGGGTCTTTAACAGTCCGTCTATAGAACCGTCTAACGAAGAACAAGTACAAGGGCAAGTACAAGAGGAATATATAAACCTTGAAAAAGACTTTCAAGGAATTTGGGTAGATTACACTTTAGACTTCTTAAAAAAGAAAAAGAGAGGTGGAGGGAATAAACAAAAAGCCCTCTTAAAATATAAGAAAGCTATAGATAGCGGTTTAACGTCTTATGAGATAAAAAAAGCTGTAGATTTACATAGGGCTATGGAATTTGGATGGAAAGATTTAGAAAGACTTTTAGATAAAGATTTTATTCATCAAATATTAGAGGATGATACGGTTGTAATTTATAGTGCTCAACATTATGATACAAATGGAAATCCAATTAAAGGAAACTTCCAATGATTGAAGAAAATTATAATTTATCATTTGAAAGAAGTATATTATCTACTTTTTTATTTAATCCAGAAATGTTTGATGAGTTTAAGCCT